AGGCCGGTGTGCCCATCGAGCGCGTTGCCAACAACGACAACGCAGACGCAATTTAAACCCCGGAGCCCACCATGAGCGACAACAAACCATCCCCCATCAGCGTTGCAGCCGCAACAGACGTGTCCGAGTTTTTCACCGACCTGGACGGCGGCATCTTTGAGCGCAAGCTCTCGATTGCCCTGTCCCAGGTGGCCGCTGCCTGCACCGATCACGACAAGGTCGGCGAGGTCAACATCAAGCTGTCCTTTTCCCAGATTCCTGGTACCGGCCAAGTGCGCTGCGAGCACACGCTGAAATTTGTCAAGCCAACGCTGGACGGCAAGTCTGGTGAAGAGGAAAAACGCGCCACCGTCTTGCACGTTGGCAAGTACGGCGCTCTCTCGCTCGCTCAGCCTTCGCTGATGGGCAAGCAGGGCGAGCTGGTCTAAGGAGCCGACATGATCGACAAAGACGCCATCGAGGCCCTGCAACTGTCAGAGGCCATCACCGCCGCCAACAACAATGTTGGCGCATCTTTTGTGGCCGCGCTGCCAGAAAACTTCCGGCTGCATGACCTGGAAAAACACCAGACCAATCGCCGCCGCGCCATCGGTGTGATGAAGACCAACGCGCTGCCAGACTTTGCCACCTACGTGGAAGCGCACGCCGAGATCGGAGCCACGGTGTTTGTCAACGCACAGGCCATGTCGGCAACGGCGGTCTTGAATCTTGGCATTCCAGAAGAGCCCGGCCAAGCCGACAACCTGGCCGTGCTTGAGGCTCGCCGCACGGCTGCATTCCAGGCCATGCTTACGGTGTCCGGGGGCCAAGCCCACAGCCAGCAAACGATCGCCGAGTTCTTGGAGGACTGGCCCAGCATGGTGTCCTGCTTCAACGACGAGGGCACCATCTCGCCAGCCAAAGCCATCGCCGCTGTTCGCAAGGTGACCATCGAGGCCATGCGCAAGATGGAGAACACCGAGAAGCAGCACGCCGCCAGCCGCAGCGCTTTTGAAAGCGTCCAGGCCACCAGCACTGAGCCGCTGCCCACCCTGGTTTACTTCGAAACCGTGCCTTACCACGGCCTGGCATCGCGCTTGTTTGTGCTGCGCCTTGGCGTTCGCACAAGCGGCGACAAACCCACCATCACTCTGCGTGTCCAGAATCTGGAGCAGCACGAAGAGGAAATGGCAAACGAGCTGGCCGAGCTGGTCCGCTCAACTGTGAAAACCACCGCCGTGCTTTTGGGCACATACCAACCTAAGTGAGAAAACCGTGAACGAACAAACCATCACCCTCAAGCTGTCCGTCAGCGAGTTCAACTTCCTGCACGCCATCCTGGGCGACCTGCCCACCAAGACCAACGCCTGGGTGCTCTTGAATAACCTGGAGAGCCAGGCCAAGGCGCAAGCTGAGGCGCAAAACATCCCTGTGGTGAACCCCGCCGCAGAGCCCGCACCCGCTGCTGAGTGATAACCCCGGGCCGCCTTCGGGCGGTCCCATCTGGAGAGCAATATGGAGAAGTTTGAAAACCAACTGCTCACGCCGCAGCAAGTGTCCGATCTGTTGCAGATCAACGTTGGCACCCTTGAAAACTGGCGCATGGCAGGCAAGGGGCCTAAGTTCATCAAGCTCGGTGGCGGCCCGCGTGGGCACGTTCGCTACCGGCTGCAAGACGTCGAGGACTGGATGTTCGAGGACGCAAAACCAGGAGAACAGAAATGAGTATTCCCCCCACAACAAATACCCCACCCACATTCCAAAAAGCTGGCGATCATTTTGACCCTTACGCCAGCGAGGCTGACACCGCAGAGCTGTTGCGCATCGGCAAGATGCCAGAGGCCTTGCGCCTGGCCGACATGCTGGAGAGAGAAATGCAGCACCCAGGGCACGGCAGAGCCGCCGACTGCCTGCGCAAAATGCATGACTTACTGATTGGCTGCGAAAACGAGATGCGCTACGCAGGCTGGGACAAGCGTGAAGCTGACAACTACGTGAGAAACGATGTGTACGAAGAGGTCAAAAAATGCCTGGGAAACAGAAATGACTGAGACCCAAATCGCACTGCTGACCTCAAACATTTTTCTGGCCGCTTGGATTGGCAAGCACTGGATGAACGGCATTTTGTTTGCGGCCTACGCGATTGCCGCCCTGCTCAAATGAACCAGTCCCGCACCGCATCGCTGATCGAGTCCGTGTTCAACGTGGTGATCGGCTACGGCGTGGCGCTGGCCAGCCAGCTTGCAATTTTCCCGATGTTTGGCATTCACCTGCCGCTGTCGGATAACCTGGCCATCGGGGCTTGGTTCACCATCATCAGCCTGGTGCGCAGCTATGCGATCAGGCGCTGGTTCAACGCGCGGCTGCACAGAGCCGCCCAAAAGATCGCCGGACTATGAAAAAACGCAAGCCTCAAAAAACGGTCTACGTCTACCGCTACACACTCTTTGACGTCATGCTGGCCAGCCCCAGCGAGCCGCTGGCAGAGCACCTGCGCAGGCACCAGCTCACGCGCATGCACCAGGGCCTTGAGGCCATGGAGAAGGCCCCAGCGCCCACCACTGAAGACTGGCGCGTGGTCAGCGACGCGGTCAACATTGTGGAGACGCTGGTCACCAGTGGCAGCTTCTTCAAAATGGAAGTGGACCCTGAAACCGGCGAAGGCCGCCAGGTTCCGATTCCTGGCCACTGGCACGACTGCGATGGCGAGCTCGTCGAAATCACCGACGCATCTGGCCTGCTGCCGGATGCTGTGACGGCCATGGCCATGGCAGGCAAACGCCACAAGGCAGGCGGCAACATCCGATTGGACGGCGCGGGCATCCAGGCTGTGCGCGGTGTCCTGGCCGATTACAGCGACCTGCTCGAAGTCCTGCCAGCCAGGACCATGATCAAAGCGCACCGAGAGACAGAGCGGCGCATTCATGAAATACTCGCGGGCAAGAAAAAGCCGCACGATGTGGAGGTGATGGAGCTATGACACACATGTGGTTTTCAGACCCCCAGAGCATGAGTTTTTCAAGCCCATCAAACCCCTACATTTGGGCGCAAGGATGGATTGCCGAGCAGGTAGACGACCACTGGGAGGTCTACTACACGCCAACCGAGCGCATGCGTATTGGTGCCGACGGCAGCCTGTCGTTTGGCGGACAGCCCGAGTACATCTTCCAGACCCGAGAATGGGCCGAGCTTTGCGCCGAGCGGCTCAACAGCCTCGACACTGCCTTTGGACGCGGCCCAGCCACAATGCTGCTCTCCACGACTGGTAACCTTGGTATCGGAACAACGTCACCGACCTTCAAGCTGGAAGTGCGCGGACAAAAGTTTGAGCCGCTGGTGTCGATCTCTGATGGCGGCCAAGTCACGCACGTCAACATGCCTGCGCTCGCTGGAATCTGGTGGCGCGGCACAACCATCTACCGCGCTTGGCGCAAACTTATGTGGGGGGAGAAAGCATGACCCTCGAAGAACTCGCCGCCATCCCGCTGCAATACACCTTCGGCTACAGCGCAGAAGACCATGGCCTGCGCCAGTACATCAATGAAGAACACCAGATCGCCAAACAGGTCATCACGCCACGCAAGATCAGCACGGGCGAGTGGGGCAAAGGCAAGGCCACCTTCAAGCTGCTGGACACTAAGGAAGAATTCGACACCATCGAAGGATTGTTGGCTGGGATCAACGCAAGAAAATCCAATCTGCGCGAGAAGAACAAATGAGAGAGCCGAGCGACCACATTCGAACGCTGCAAAGGCGCTTATACTTTTTGAAGGCCAAGGATCACAAAAACAGCTACACCGCTGCCGAGATCGGTTCTTTGGAGTGGGCGCTGCTCAATCTGACGCCCACAGAAAAACGTCAGTGGGTTGATCTGAGAGACACCGATGTTGCGCGGTTGATTTGCTTGGCTGGCATTTCGCCAGACTGGGTGGAGTACAAACTCGCAGAGTCGATCGTGGAGAACGTCATCAATTTATTTAAGGAGCGCAACTCATGAGCCCTGAAGAAATGAAACTGGACATGCTGGTCGCAGAGCTGGACTACGAGAACCGTTTGTTGCGCGCGCGCAATGAGCGGCTGGAGCGTGAGGCTGAGCAGCGAAAACCGTGGATTGGGCTGACGGATGAGGAGATTAAACATATGCTGGAACTATTTGTGATTCCGCCGCACCACGTTGAAATGGTTGTGCAAACCATCGAAGCCAAGCTACGCGAGAAAAACCAGTGAGCACTTGGCTATACATTTGCTCCCTGCTTGGCCCAGGGCTGCACTGGTCAAAGTCGCCCGCCAGCGTCCAGGCGGCGATCGAGCGGGCTGAGCGCGAAGGCCAGCATGCGGCGGCTGATCACCTGCGCATCATTCTGGAGCGGATCCACGTTGTCGGCTTCATCACCCCAGAAGAAAAAACCCCGCCGGGTTAGGGCGGGGCAAGGTTCCCAACAGGAACAGGAGACAATCATTCGAGCGTGTCAGGGAGCTGGCCCTTGGGCGCGTTCATCTTTCTCCACTCTCGGTCCAGATCGCTTTCGCCCTCGGGCTCTTGAGGCATAGCCTGCATCGCGTCCTCAATGCCGCCAGAGGTGTCACTCTCGACGGCTGGTGGGTTGAAGATCGATGTCGTGGTTCCCATCACAGCGCCAGCCTCGCCAGCCGTTGCCTTGACCGCCTTGGGCACCTGGCCAGCGGCGTAATCCTCGAGGAACTTCACCACAGAGGCCACCTCGGCCGGGTTCTTGGCCATCAGCATGTCGGCCAGCTTGTCGGCCACCTGCGGGGTGATCGTGGCGCTGTTGGCAAAGCGCGTGGCCAGACCGGACAGCGCGCCGCTGAAGTTGCCAAAGGCACCCTGCACCATGGCCTGGCCGATGCCCTGGCCTTCATCCAAGCCCTCGGCCATGGCCTGACGCTTGGCAGTTTGCGAGCCGCCCAAGATTTTGTTGGCCTGCTGGAACAACTGGGCCTCGCGCTCCAAGGCCGCCTTGAACAGGCGAAAGTGGGCTGGGTCGTCGAACAGGGGCTGGAGCTTGGCCGTCGTCTCGGGCGAGTTGATGATTCGGTTGGCTGCGTTGAAGTTCGTCGACGGGTCCATGATGGTGCCGTACAGATTTCGAGCCACGCCCGTGCGGAAGGCTTCTTTTTCCGCGTTGCCCATGCCGGACACCAGCTTGATCACCTGCTCGTGGTCGAGCTTGTTGAAGTCGCTCATGCCGGTGCGCATTGCATCAATCACCTCCATGTCGCCCGCATAGGCCTTGCGGGCGTCGCGGTACGCTGGGACGTTCTCGTCGATGGCGTTCACAAATACTTTGCGCAGGTCGCGCAGGGCGCTGGCCTCTGTTTTGGACAGGCCCTTGCCTGCAAAGCCGGACTCGATGGTGGCGTCGATGCCGCGCTTGATGTAGTCCAGCGTGCGCACATCGGGCAGTCGGGTCAGCTCCAAGACCTCGGCACCGCTTTCGGTGAATTTGCCCGAGGGTTTGTAAATCTCGGGCAGCGCAAACTTTGACGGGTCCTCGCCGCGCAACTTGGCGGCCATGGCCTCGGTGTCAGCGATGCTGCGGGCCTTCTGGAAAAACTGCTGGAACTGCGGGTTCTTGAGCGCCTCAACGATACGGGGGTCATCCACATCGCCGTGGGAATAAGCGTCGTCATAAACGGTCTGGGCCCGGCTGCGCAGCTCTTTGACCAGATTGGCCTCGTCGGCGTAGTAGTCGCCAGGCTGCAGGCCTTTGGAGACCTGCTGGTATGTGCGCTCGCGTGCGCCGGTTTTCTGCTGCGTGAGGGTCTTTTCGACCTTGCGTGTGCCCTTGCCAGTGCGCTGCGCGACAGCCTCGGCCAAGTCGGCCATGGCCCCGTCCACGTTGGCCAGCGTGCTGGGCACATTCATGGAGCGGTCTTTGGCCATCATCTGCTCAATCTGTTGGGGCGTCAGATTGGACTCGCGCATGGCCTGGGTCATCTTTTTGCCAGCCCGGGAGGCAATGGTCGCCTCTGTGGGGGCCAAGCGATCACGCAGCCACTGGCCAGCGCCTTTGGCACCGCGCAGCACAACGGGTGCGCCGCCGCCGATGATCGTGCCCAGCGTGCCGCCAACGACGGCCCCTGTGCCCCGATCGCCCTCCTCTGCCGACCCAGCGCCCGACACCGCACCCGTGGCCCCACCAAGGGCTGCCAGACGCCCAAGAGCGCCAACGGTTGAGCGTTGCGCTTGAGCAACAGCGGCGGGCTGCGCACCAGGCACAAACATCATTCCAACGGCTGGAGCCATGCCGCCAGCGAACTCAGCGGCCATGGCCGTACCAGGGTTTTCCCTTACGTATTGCGCATACTCTTGGCGAATCTGCTGCAGAGCTTGCTCGTAGGGCCTGCCGCCGAGCTTTGAGCGTAACCAGGCCTCGCCCTCGTCGCCCCAGCCCATGCCAAGGCCCTGGCCCAGAAAGGCGCGGGCTGTGTTCGTGATGCCGTCAGCCATTACTCAAGCCCTCCTGATGGGGTGGTCTCGCGGTACAACCCTTGTTTGATCTCGTTGAGGCGCTTTTGCTGCTTCTCGAAGCCGCGCTGCAGGGCACCGTAGGCGTTGAGCATGATGCGCTTGCGCTCTTCTTGGTTCTTGGACTTTGCGCCCGAGACCATGGACAACAGCTTGATGTCCGAGTCGGACAAAACGCCCTTCATCTTCTCGGATGCCGAGCTGATCATCTGATCGGTGAGCAGATTTTCCAGCTCTTGCGTGTTGACCAACACAGGGTCCTTGGAGCCAGCGGCTTCAAGACCCAGGCGGGTAGCCTTGTCCACCAGTGAGCCGGACATGCTGTTCTTGTTGAGGTCGTAAGCGCGCTTCAAGATGCCCATGGAGCCCTTGACGCTGTTGAGCGAGTCCTCTGTTTCCGACTTCAGCTTCATCTCAGCAGGCGTCAGTTTGGTGGCCTGCTGCTGCTGGAAGTCGAACTTCTGCTGAGACAAAGCCATGTTGGCCTGAGCGGTGCCCATCTGCGCCAGCGTCGCGTTGATCTGCGACATTTGCTTCTCGACGTTCATCTCGGCAATCTGGCCGACGCGCTTTTGAAACTCGGGAGTCCCTGGAACAAGTCCCTCGTCCTTGGCTTGCTTTCCGGCAGACGACTCGGGCTGGCCGGACTTCACGTAGTCCTTGATCAGCTCGGTGGCGATCGTGCGCTTGTCTTTCATGCCCTCGGCGGCCAAAGCGCGCAGAGTGTTCACGTCCTCCTTGGCACCCGTCATGCGCAGCTTTTGAGCCTCGAGGCCCAACTGCAACTGGCGATTGCGTTCTGCCAAGGAAGCCTCGCGCTGCTCCTTGTTCATGCTGGCGGCGGCCTCACCAGCCTTGCCCAGCGACTCCATGAAGTTGCCGGTCTTGGTTGGCGCACCAAACGCAGCGGCCAGGCGGAAATACATCTCGGCCTTGCTTGGGCCAGATTCCTGGGGTTGCTTGATGGCGTCCTGCAGGAGCTTGTTGAATGCCTCGGACTCTTTGGTCATCGTGGCGCGCGCCACCTTAAGCTCAGGGCCGTATTCGTCGCCCTGCGGGAAATACTTACCCAGCATGGACATGAGCGCCTGATTGCGGTCGCTTGTGGGAAGGCCAAACGGAGCCGCTGCAGGCGAAGCGGATGGAGCAGCAACGGGCGCAGGAGCAACGGCCGCAAGCGCTGGCGGTGCTTCTTGGGTGGTGAGAGGGTTTCCCATCTCGTCCGTCATTCCGTAATTCGAGGCCAGGTCGTAGATCGATGGCATGTTTGCCTCCAAAAATTAAGGCTTGTTGAGCAGACTGGTCAAACCTGCACCAGCCGACATGCCTGTGGCCAACTGCTGCAACGGAGACGCCGAGTAAGAGGCCCCGGTGCTTGTTGTGCCTTGCGTGGTGGACGACTGCACGTTGGGTGCCATGCCGCGAACCTGAGTGGACAACCAGTCGAGCTGCGACTTGGGGTACTGCTGCTCGAGCATGTACTGCTGGTATTTTGCGTCGGCCTCGCGCTGCGCTTGCTGCTGCTGAGCCATGCCAGAAGCCTCCAAGGCGGCGACGTCTTGCGTGCGCATCTGCTGGCCTTGTTGAGCTTGGGTTGCAATTTGCTGAAGCACAGATTGCTGGCGCTGCAGATCGGCACCCGTGAGCTGACCAGCTTGTGCTCCCATGGAAGCAAGCAACTGCTGCTGCTGACCAGTGAGCGAGCCGGTTTGCTGGGCCGCACTCAAAAGCGCCTGCTGCTGAGCCTGAGTCAGGCCGCCGAGCTGTGTGCCCACATTACCCACCGCTTGGGCGCGTGCGATTTCCTGTTGCGCTGCTTGTTGCTGGGCAGATGTAAGGGCTTGGCCGCCAGACAGGATGGCCTGCTGCTGGGCGGTACCAAGGCCGCCAGCGGTCGATGCCAACTGAGCCTGGCGAGCGGCTTCTTGCTGGGCGGCGGACAGGGCTTGGCCGTATCCTGCCTGCAACGCCTGAGACTGCTGGCCAAGGACGGACTCTTGCGTGTCGCGCAACGCCCGGCTGCCAAACTCGCCCATGCGCGTGCCACCAAATTGGCCCGCACGAATGAACGAGTCCGACACCGCAGGCAGCAAGTTTTCTGAAAGGTTACGCGCCCCGAGCTTGGCGATCTGGTTGGTCACCGACTCCGTGTAGGGGTTGAAGAACTGCCCAATATCCTGCTCAGATGTTTGCGCAGCCTGCTGCATGTAAGGAGCGGCAGCGGTCAGGCCTGAACCCTCAAGGCTGGCCTGCACATAAGGCGACAGCGTGCGTGCGCCGGTACTGGTGTCAACGCCTGCCAGGGCGGCGGCCTGCTGATTCAAAAACGGCTGAGCCGCGCCAACGCCGCTTGTGCCTGTGGCCTGAGACAGCAAAGGCTGGGCGGCTTGAAGCGGGCTCATGCCTGCGGCCTGCGTCATGTAAGGCGATGCCGCCTCCATGCCACCAGGCGCGGCGGAGAGCTTTTCGAGGCCTGTTTGGGCTTGCTCAAACGCAGGCTTCCACGCGCCTTGATTGGCGGTGACGGCATCGTAGGCCTGCGTTTGCTGCGGGGTTGCGCCAGCTACCAGCGTCCCGCCGTAAGGCGTGAACGGCGTATTGGCCACGTTGGTGGACTGGTAGATTTGGTTGTAAATCGCATCTTGCAGCCACTTCGGTGTCTCGGTGGTGCTGGTGACGTAGGACGTCGCTTTTTGGGGATCACCCTGGAACAAGCTGGCCATATTAAGCGCCTTTCAGATATGCCAACGGCGATTTGGCGTTCGCGCTGAACTTGCCCCGGGCCATCGATTTGCCTTTGTGTTGACGGATTTTAGCCCGCATCTCGTCCAAACGGCGAGCCCCATCGCTGGTTGAGCCATCGCCCAAGAGAGCCACCGTCTCGGCGTCCATGACGTACTCGCCATCCGAAAGACGTGCCGGAATGGTGTCATCGCGGCCAGAGCCGCCGCCACGGGCCAAGCGCATAAGCGCCCCGCCACGGGCCAGGTTTTGGGTGGGCTCTTCGGCAGGGTTGTCGTACATGCCGCCGCCGACCTTGTCCCAGTTGCGAGCGATGTAGCTGCCAACAGGGAGGCCTTGCATCTTGGCGGCTGCGCTGAGCGTGTCCCAATTCCAGGTCTTCATCGGGCGGTTGAAGTATTCCTGCTGCTCGGGCGTCATGCCAGCCACAACTTGCTGCACTTCTTCCGGTGTCTGTGCGCTGCCAAACAAACTGAGCAAAGGCAGCATCGAGGCGGCGTTGCCAATGCTGAAGCCTTTGTTGGCTGTTCCTGCTGGTGTTTTTGGCACCAAAGAGGTCGCATCGGTTGTTTGCGCCGCGATCGTGTTAAGTGGCGACGCTTGAATTCCGGTGCCGGTGTATGGCTCGGATGATGCCGCCCCGTCTGTTGCTGGTCCTGCCAGCGAGTAATCGGGCGCAAAGCTGCTTGGCCCACTGAACGTTGGCGTGTTTCCACCGGTCAGGCTGTAATTTGTGCTGAGGCCGATTTCCGGCATGCTGGACGTGTTGACCTGTGGGACCTTCAAGCCCTCAATCACCAAATCAGAAGGAGCCTTCAATCCAAGACCGCCAGTCTCAGCGGGTGTAATGTCGTAGATCGACTTGGGGGCTGGTGCGGATGGGGCTTGGTAAGCCGCAGCCAAACCAGACAACGCGCCCTGTGCCAGCGCCTGCTTGGGGTCCGCGCCCATGGTGAGTGCGTTGCCAAACTGCTGGCCTGCGGTCTGCAATCCAGCACCGAGCTTGCCATCGAAGCCGCTGGCCGCGCCAGAAAGCGTGCTGCCTGCGTAGCCGCCGACGCCGCCCTGAACAGCGCCCGTCAGGAAATCACCGCCAGTAGCTGCGCTTTGTGCGCCGCCAATCAGGGAGCTGCCCAGCACGTTTTGAGCCGTGTTGCTCAGCGTCATACCTGTGGCATCGCCAATCGCGCTGCCCAAAGCACCGCCAGCGCCAGCACCCAGGGCCCCGCCGATTGCGCCTTTAAGTGGATCACCGCCTGCCAGCGCCGATGATCCTGCGCCGATTACCGCGCTCCCCAGCATACTTGCCCCAACGCCACTGGCTCCAAGAGCGCCGCCGATCGCAGCACCAAAACCAGGAACGATGAAGTTCAAAGCAATTGGAGCCACAGCGGCCAACAACTTACCGATACCGCCTTTGAACTCAACTAAGCCTGTGGTCGGGTTAACGGTACCGCTGCCGCCCATGCGCGCCAGTATGGCTGCCTCTCGCGGGTTGATGTGCGCCAACATGCTGTCGCCACCACGGCCTGCTGCAGCAACTCGGCTGGCGGCTTGAGCAAGACCGCCCCGGGCAAATGCCTGTGACTGACCCCCTTGGTAACGCGCTTGAACTTCGTACAACGCCACCAGCATGGAGACAATCAGCGTTGGGTCAAACTCAGCGGGGAAATCTTGCTCTGAGCCAAAACCAGCCTGAATGGCGGCCTCGCGAACTTTTGGGTACTTTTGCGGGTTTTGCAGCACGTACTCAAGGGTTGCCACCAACTGGTCAATCATCTCTTCGGTGATGCCAGGCATGTTGGAAATTCGGGCCTCAATGATGTCTGCGGCTTGCGCGACTTGAGGGTTGTTGGCTGCCAGCGCCATGATTGTTTGTTTGTCCATCATTTACTCCGATTCCATCTGTGTGAAATGTAATCCTCGCGCAAGAAACCGTAAACGCAAAGATCGTCGTCCTTAAAAGCCCGGCGCATCACGCCCTCGAGCTGAAATCCAATGTGCTCATCAAATCGTCGTGCTGCCGTGTTTTGGGATCGCACAAGCCCAGTCACGCGCTGCACGAGGTAATGGTCGAATGCAAACTCGAACACCCCACGAAACATCTCAATTGCAGCACGCGGCGTGGCCCACTCGGAACCAGGCTTGGCGGCAGTGTGCATGTCCACGTTTGTCTCTGTGAAATTTGACAGCACAACCACAAACGCAAAATTACCGCTTTCATCCACGGCAGACAAGGCGCGGCAAAAACCAGTTGGGCCTTCGATGTTAAGCACATTTTTAGCCCATTCAATCGCCTCATTCTCGCGCTGCGTTCCGATGTATTTCATGACAACGAGCCCACCAAACGTTCGGCCCATTCTCTCCAGTCGGCAAATCCGTAAGGAATCGGCAAGTTACGGCCGATCGTTGTGTTGTTCAAAAACTGCATGCCCCAGTCCTGCCAGCGCTCCGGGTCTTGCAGCCGCCCAAAGGAGCCGTAGGCGTCGAGGTCGATGATGACCTGCGACGACCAGTCGAGCAGCTCCATTCCTGTGGGCAGCGTGATGATCATCCCAGCACCGTCCTGTCGCCTGGCTCGATGTGCGCAATGATCTGGCCCATCTGGTAGTCGCCGTACAGAGCGTTGGACTCAAAGCGGGCACGCAACTCGCGGCGCTGCTCTTTGAGCATCACGATCTGCTCGAACGGTTGGTCGGCCTGCTCTGGGAACGTGAAAATTGAGCTCGTCACCTCGGGTGCGCGTGCGTTGGCCCGACCCGTGATTTGCACGGTCATGGGGCCCTTTTGCACGAAGTCCGGCTCGATGGTGCTGATGCGCAGATAGCCGTCTTGGCCCTGCACGATCGAGGATAGGTCGGCGGTCTCAAAAAACGACTGGATGGGCGCGGCCAGCGTGCCGTCGATCTCGTCCACGCCCTGCTCATGCACCCAGGTGCGGTAGCCGCTGGCCGTTGGGACGGCATCCACCAGGATGGGGGCCATGAAGGCGTTGTTGTAGCCACCGGCAGAGCGGCCAACTAACGGCAGCGCGGTGTCGTACCAAGTGTTCTCGCGCACGTTGTAGATCACGGCGTGCGTGCATTCGGTGGCGTCCCCCTTGGGGTAAGCCCACCAGATTTCACCAAAGCGAGGCACCTTCCAGGCAAACACCTTGCTGTGCTGCTGGGGGTTCAGGCCTTCGAGGAAGTAGTTGATGTTCATCTGGTTGGGCACATCGCGCACCACGCCGTTGAACATGAAGAAGCGGTCCACGCCAGCCCAGTAGAAAACGCCGTCGTAGTCCACCACCGAGTCGGCGGACAGGATGGATGTGTCGGTGGCGATCGTGTCGAACTGGAATACCGTGGGGCCACCCGTAAAGGTGGCACGAATCACCGCATCGTAGGCCCAGAAGATTCCGGCAGGAGCTGAGCCAGCGCCAGCACGCAACGGCATGCCCTTGACGATCTTTTGGCTCCACACCCGGGCGATGCCAGAGCCTGAGCCGATCAGGTCGGTAGGCTCACCAGCCACGGACCAGCCGATGATGCCAGCGGTGCCGTAGTAAAACAGATACGGGTGCAGCGCCACGATGCCACCTGTGGCGTTGGCCCCGGCGGGGAGTTGCACGCTTTTCAGGGGCGCGGTGCCGAGCAGGTCGCCGTAGAAAATCTGGCCGCCGACGTCATTGCACAGGCAGCGACCGTTGGGCGCAACGTGGGCCAGAAGGGCGTTGTATTGCGTGGACGAGTCGAACACGGCCTGAAACATCCAGCGGTTGGCATCCGAGGCTGCAAGCGCGTCCGAGCCGCCAACCATGTCGGTGTCAGTGACCGTGATGGTGGTGGCCGATGCCACGACCGCATATCCGTTGGTGGCTAAGCCAGCCGTGGATGCGGTGATGGTGATCACAGGGCCCACAGCCACGGCGCTGTAATTTGGCACCGACACATGCAGGTTTATGTTTGTCGCCACAGCCGTTGCCGTGGTGGCCAAGTCTGTGGTGAAGGACACCGCGCCCGACATGATCTGCACGCCGTTGACGGTGATGCCGTCCACAGAGCCGGCCGCGCCGCCGGTCAGCGTGACCGCGCCTGTCGCAGCCACAGCAATTGGCGTGCGGCTGGTGATCAGGCTGGCGTTCTTGCTGGCATCAATCGTGAAGCGTTCCAGCGAGCTTGGTCCTCCGCTGTGGCAATACTGCAACAGTTGTTGGGTGAAGCTCATGAAGCCGCGTGAAATCTCGGTCAGGTACTTGGAGATCGAGCGGTACCCGCCAATCTTGCGCGGCAGGCCACGCTGAAACCGCACCCACTGTCCGTCGACGTAGAAGTCGCCTTCGAACTTGGTGCCGTCGCGTTTGATGCCCGGCTGCGAGCGCAGGATTTGCGTTGGCATCAGAAGGTCCCGCCCACCACCACGCCAGATGGCGCAACGCCCAGTGCGGCATAAGCGGCCGCGCCATCGGCGGCGGTAAACACCGCATCGCCCACAGCGGTGGCCCCAAGGTTGATGCGAGCCGCACCGGCCGTTGTCGCGCCAGTGCCGCCGTCGGACACTTGGATGGGCACAGCCAGGCCGCCCGTGTCTGCGTTGACCACATCGGTGCCGTCGCAGTACAAGATGGAGCGCGAGCCGGACGCGACCAAAACGCCAGCGCCCGTGGAGGTCTTAACCGTGAAGTTGTAGGGGCCCGCGGTCTCGTTGTTGACCCAGTACTGCTGCACCGTTGCTGGAACAATGATCACGCGGTTGCCCGTCAGCGTGCCCGTGAAGCCATAGGCGATGCGGTTGAGCTCCGTGCCGGTCAGGGTGTAGTTGCCCGAGCCCGCCACGTTGATCGAGGTGTAGTCGAAGGCGAAGGTCGCAGACTGGCCAAAGCCGATCGTGAAGTAACTGGTGCCGTCCGAGACGATGATTGCCGACTCGCCAGGCTGGAAGGACAACGTAGGGCCGTTGTCGATCAGCACGGTACCGGTTGGGTCGGCCACGATCGCACCAGACCCCGAGTTGCGCAGGTAGCAAAACCAGTTGTTGCCCACGACCGTTGGAGCAGGCAGCGTCAGCGTGCCGCCAGCGCCGGTCCAGACAAACATCCGGGCGCGGTCTTGATCGCCTGCCGTGTAGTTACTGTTGAACTCGGTGACGGGCACCGACTGAGCAAGCAGCGTGCCGGTGGCCACGATGCCGTTGCCAGCAAGCGACGAGGCGTTGACCTGCGAGGTTGATGCGCCGTACTGCAGCGCCACCCAAGAGCCCGCTGCCGTGCTGTTGTTTGTGAGATAGACCTGCCAAAGCGTGCCAGAGGCAATGCTGACCACCTGCACGCCGTCTGCGCGCTTGACCGTGAACGTCGATGCGCCACGGTTGTTGAACAGGATGGTCTGGCCGGTACCGGTTTTATTGGCCGCTGGCAGTGTGATGGACAGGCCTGCAGACGCCGGGGTGACGTCCATGATCTTGGTGGCCAGGTTCGAGCTGGTCGAGGTCTCGTCGGGCCAGCTCAGCGTAATGTCGGCAGCAAGCGCAATCGAGCTGTAGTCGATCTCGCTGGGGTAGATGTTTGCGCCGCCAAAAACGTCGGTGTATGTGGTCATGCTTCAGTCCTTTGGGCGCTGCGGTCCATGATTTTCTTGAGGTCCTCGCCGTTGAGCGCCTGGGCCGCACGGTCGTACATCTGCTGCCAGGTGCCGATGCGCTCGTCCTTCTTCAAGAACGGCGTGGCCTCAAGCAGCGTGGCGTACAGCAGCAGGTCGGGCGCGTACTCGGTGAGCCAGTTGGTCTGGAAGTCCTCGCCCAAAAAGCGCGGCTGCTCGTAGTAGACCACCTCCAGCGTGCTCGCGGCAACCGGTGTGGGCGTGATCAGCCAGTGGTTGTAGTCGTAGTCGGCGTAAAACTGCGGTGCGCCGGTTTCGGCCTCGTCGGGCCAGTAGTTGCGGCAGTACTCATAGGAGCGCGCAAAGATCGGCGTGCCGCTTACGGTCATGCTCACCGTGTCGCGCCAGCGGTCGGGCTTGCGATAGGTGGCCACGCCAATTTGTAGGGGAGTTTGGACGGCGCGGATGAAGCCTTGAATCTTCAGCTCACGCGAGATGCGGCGCTCGCCCAGCGTGATCAGGCGCGGCAGTTGCTCGTAGACAATCTGGTCGCTCTCAGCGGTGAAACCCCGCTCAAGGTAGCGGCGCACATCTTCAAGCAGGCTGCTGTACGTCATCGTGTACATGGGGACTCCAATTGGTTATGAAGCCGCTGTTGCAGCGAGCGCAGTGTTGCGGGATTATAGGCTGGGCGGACGCCAGGAGGCAAACAGGAGATCACCGCGCCACGCCCTTGGTTTTCTCGAACGACCGCATGCCAGCGATGCCCAGGATGCCGGAGAGGATCACCCAGAGCTGGTCGGCGTCCAGGACTGGGGGCGGAGTCAGCTCTTTGGGAATCCATCCCATACCTTGCAGGTAGGTCCAGACCCAGAGCATCAGCGGGTAGAGCAGGAATTGGTAGGCCATGGCGGCCACACCCACCCATCCAATTGCAGGTCGCCATCCCGCCACAAAAACGCTGCTGTGCGCGGCCTCGGCCTTGTTGACCTCAATCTGCGCCAGGTCGATGGCCTGGTCGAGCTTGCGGCCCTCCAGCTCCAGCTGCATGCGCTCCTTGTCCGTGGTGATCAGGTCGCCAGCTACCTTGCCGACGGACTCGATCATGCTTCCAATGCCCAGGATATTCATGTGACGTCCTTCAGTGTGCGGTTGATCCAGCCGAGCAGGAACTTGGCCTGCGTGCGGTCGCGGGTCACAATATCCCGGTACCGGGCGATCTTGGCCAGGGCGTAGGCCATGACGAATTTCTCGGGGTCGTAGGCGTTAAGAGCCTGCACCGTAGCCTGGCCAAAAGAGCCGTCCGGCGTCACGCCCGCAACCACCTGCGCCAGCACGCGAGCCGGGCGGCCGGTGTTGACATGGAAGTCAAAGATGGACTGCGCTGTGGCTTGGTGGGTGATCTCGTCGCCCTTGATGTTGTCCCAGAAGTTGGGTTTGTAGAAGTTGCGCACCATCTGGGCGGGAACTTCCTGCTTGGCGTCAATCAGGGCCCAGCCTGACCACTGCGGGTTCATGTTGCGCGCAATTCCAGCGTAGGTCATGCCGCCACGGTCGCCCGCAACGTCGTGCAAAACGTAGCCACCCTCGTTTCTAATCATGACCTCAAAGGCCTTCAAGAAATCAGCCATGGGTGGTCACCTTGTCCTCGCCCTTGGTGACCGTCACGCGAGAGCCTTCAACAGTGACAGACATGGGTGGCTCCTTGCGGTCCAGACGGTCGAGCTTATCGATCAGCTGGCGCATGACCTCGAACTCGGGTTTTTCCTGCTTGGGGTTGGCTCCAGCGATGCCGTTGAGCATGGAGATCAGGGCGGTGAGCGCAGCGCCAAGCAGACCCATCACGGCGGCGATTTTTGACTCATCGAGCGCAAGGGATGCGCCAACGCCTATGGCAATGATCAGCGTGATGTAAAAAAGGCCGCCCTCGCCAATAGCCTTGCCAGCCACCTCTTTGGCTGTGCTTTGCGCGTGCAAACGCTGCAACTCAACCTGCGCTTGTGTTTTCAGCACAGAGATTTCGTGCTGCAAATTTTTATCATCCATAAACCGCCTCCATAAAAACGCGAACGGACCAAAGCACCACGCCGACGATCAGGACGGCGGCGATCAGTGCTTCGGCCCAGTCTCTCATGCTGACCAGGGCAGGGGTGGTGTCACCACAGGCGGGTTGATCGCGTTGGCGATCTGCGTGGCCACGGCCGACTCGGTGGCGAATTTATCGACGCCGTTGGCCCAAATCCAGCCGAGGACCTGGGCTTCGGTTAGCTGGTCGTATGGCGTGAACGCCGAGCCCGTGGGCGCTGGCAGTGAGCAGGTGGAATACACCGAGCCGGTGTAAGTTTTGCCGTTGACGGTCTGGGCCCCGGAGCAGGTCCAGTGGGCCACGAACACCACATCGGTTTGTCCGTCGGCCTGCGGGTAGCAGTCCATGGCGGTAATGTCCCAGGTCATGGTGATGGAGGTGAGGTTTTCAGTAGTCATGATGTTTCCTTTTACAGATTGGCGGCATCCAAACGTGCCTTGAGTTCGGTGATGAGGGCTTGCTGTTCTTGGATGGCTGCGGTCAGTGTGGCAACCAAGAAGCTGGTGTCGATGCCTTGATAGACAGGCTTGCCATCAGCGTCCACTGCATCTTTCTCGCCAGTCACACAACCGGGCACAACTTCAGCAAGTTCGTGAGCAATGAAGCCCTGACCGTCAGAGTCATCAGCGTTCCATTTGTATGTGCAAGGCTTGAGCAATGCCACCTTTGCCAATGCGCCTGTCATTGGTGCAATGGTGTTTTTCAGGCGGTAGTCGGAGGATGTAACGTAAGAAGTTGTTGTTCCGCTAGTCTCAATACGCCCAGTGTTGGTTCCGTTATAGACAAAATAAGCGTAGTACGAAGCGTTTGTGTTGTTTACATACAAAGAAGTCCCGCCTTCTTGGTTAAGACGTAAACCATCGGAGCTGGTTGCATTTCTGATTGTCACCCGTGCACTTGCACTCGTAGTCCCCACCAGCAAGTTACCGCTGGAGTCGATACGGGCGCGTTCGGAGCCGCTCGTTTGGAAAACCGTCTGGGAGCCGTTGAGTGTCAGGATGTTGAACGCACCAAAGCCGGTTGTCGTGCTGCTGATTGTGTTGCCAGAACCGCCCGGCGTAAGCGTAATACGACCACCGCTTGTACCGCTGTCAATGTTCCATTCACCGTTTGCCGCCAGCGTCATCGCCTGAGTAAAGCTAATAGCGTTACCTGCTGTGCCGGAGGGGGCGGTGAACCAGTAACTTGCACCACCCTGCTGTTGATACATTGAAGCTGCTGCTGTTGCGCCGTAGACCCAACCAACCCCCGCCTTTTCCCATGAGTTTGCAGTTAGCGCAACAACGCGACTTGTATTCGCGTTCAAACCACAACCTGCTGCTCCTAGCTCAAAAACTTTATCTGCCGTGACTTGTCCAGCACTCGGAGTAACCCCCAAGCCGAGGTTGCCGGAGGAGTCGAGTGACATCTGAGTAGCGCCACCACTGTTCCCGGTGAAGCCGATTCCAGCTTGTCCACGCAAGTAAAGCTGGCCTACGGTGGAGCCGTTGCCATAAGCATTTGCGGAACTAATGGTTGCGACAAAAGAACTGTATGTGCCGTCTGCAATCTTCAACGATACGTTGCTGCCTTGAACAACAAGTTTCTGATCAGGCGAACTCGTCCCAATACCCAGACCTGTGCTGGTCAGGCGCATTTGTTCGGAGCCGTTATAGCCAAACGTGAGTGCGTTAGCGTTGTTTGTCAGCGCAAAATAGCTGCCAAAGCCGGACGAATAAAAATACTGAACGCCGCCGTTGTTTAGGTCAATGTTTGGCACACCAAAACTTGTACCGTTAAACGTCAGCGCACTACCAGTAGTCAGGACTTTGGATCCGTTCAGGTAGGCCACTCCGTTTGCAACCCCGCCGCTCAGCGTCACTGCGTTCGTGACCGTCAGCGCGTTCGCGGTCAGCGTTGTGCCGTCAAACAGCAGGTTTGCCGAATCAGTGAGCAGGCCCGCAGTCGTGGCGTAGGGCACGCGACCCGATGTCAGCGACGAGAACGTGATCGAGCCGGACGACGTCAGGCCGGTCAGGCCGGTGAGCACGCCTGCATCGCTCAAAACGCCCACCGAGTTTTGCACCAGCTTGCCGGTGGTGGTGTCAAAGCGCACCAGCGCGTTGTCGGTGGCTGAGGCTGGGCCGACGACGTCACCAGACGCGCCAGCTTTTGTGGCCAGCACCTGAACCACGCCGCCGTTGTCCTTGTAGAACAATCGGCCGTCGGTTATGTTCAGCGCCAGCTCGCCGTTGGCCAGGTTGCCTGCGGACGGAGCGGCGGACGCGGTGGTCGAATAGTAGAGGGAGATAGGTGTGAAGCCAGGAGCGGACATAATTTTTCCTTTGCAAATTTAGAACGTGCCGCCGGAAATTCCCGACCACACTGGTGTGCCTGCGCCCGCCGACGTGAGCACCTGCCCCGCCGTGCCGTTGGCGATGAACCCGGTCGCGCCTGCGCCGGTCTGATACGGGATCTGGGAAGCTGCGCCGCCTGCCAGGTTGGTGGCGGTACCGACGGCCAGGGTGGACTGAGCTCTGTTTTCCCAGCGCTGATCGCCGGAGTCATAGACGATGACGTCACCTGAAACCAGCGTGCCAAACTGCACGTTGCCGTCCGTGCCTCCGAGCACAGAGCCATAAACAGGTCTCACAAACAAGATGCCGTTTGAGACGCCAACGTTCACCACAGCGGCCACGATGGCGATCGCGTTGGGCGTGTTGGGTTTGGTCTTTGTGAGGCCGCCAGCCACCAACGGGTTGTAGTACAG